CCCTTCTCGAATGGCAAAATGCCCGAGACCAGCCCGTTCACCCCGCCGGCAATAACTTCGCCCAACCCGTTTTGGACAGGCTTTAGGGCAGTGTTATAGGCCGCGTTGATCATGCTCTCCGCAACTGTTTTCAACGCGTCCGACAGCTTCAACCCGTCAAAGGCCAGCCCGTCAAACGCCTTACGCAACCCGCCGCCAATCGACAGCGACAAGGACGCCACCTCTCTGGAGGTGTAGAGCATCGTCGAGCGCATCCCCGCCAACTCCGTCTCAAAGGTGCTCACAACCACTTCCGCGCCACCAAGCGAGGTCTCCAACCCCTCAATGCGGCTTTCAAGCCCGTCTATCCCGTCCAAGACACCCATCAAGGCGCTCCTTTCATGTCGCTATACATGCGCTCCAACTCTGCCAGCCGGGCGCGATTCAATGGCTTCTCGACCGCTTCCAACCCCAACACCAACACCAGCTCCGCAGGGGTCAGCGTCCAAAACTCCGCAGGCTTCAACCCACCCGCCGCGCCAACCCGCAACAACGCCGGCCAGTCAAAACCGCTCATGCGCCTTGCGTGGTAAAGGCCCGTGCCAGCAGTTGCGCCGCCACCTTGGTGCATTCCAGCAAGCCGCCCTCAATCTCTGACGACACCAAATCCGCCGCCACCCCGCGCCAGCCGCCGCCGCGCAAGCCCGCGACGATCAAAGCCAACACATCGCGAGTGGAGAACTTGCCCGCCTCGAACCGCTCGATCAGGTCCAGCACGGTTTCGCCTTGCAGGTCGGCCTCCAATTCAGCCAGCGCCCCAAGGGTCAGACGCAACTCATGTGCCTGACCGTCCAGCACCAGCCGGACTTCGCCCGCCCAAGGGTTCGCCATTACGGTGCCACCGGCGCGTCAAGGATCGGGGTGAACGTCAACGCTCCCGCCGAGGCCAGCGACATCTCGTAGGTCGCCTCGCCCTCCAACGCGCCTGCATACTCGATCGAGCCGATCTGGAACGCCCCCTCCACGATCCCAAAATCTGGGATGATCACCTGAAACTGCGGGACCTCCCCGTCGAAGAAGATTTGCCGCGCTCGCTCGTCGGTACCTTCGTCGCGGAACACCCCAGAGCCGGAAATCGCGGCGCTCTTTACGCCCGCGCCCGCAAGCAGCTCGCGCCAGCCGCCCGCGCTTTCCATCGAAGTCACGTCCACCTGTTCCGCATTGAACGAAATCCGCGTCGCGCGAAGCCCCGCGATGGTCTCGAACTGCCCGTCTCCGGTCAGATCCACTTTCAACAATAAGTCCTTGCCGCGTTGCACGCCCATGGCTCATCTCCATTGGTTAATTCGTCAAAAATTCGTCTCTCTGTCTCGCGCGTCAGCCGTCATCGACTCGCGCGCGAAACGTCAGGTCGATCCTCCGTGCGGTGCCACTCTCGGCGCGCGCCGCCTTGGCCTTCAGGAACCGGCACGACACCAGTCGCCCCCGGTCCAACGCCAATTCCGCATCAATCAGGATGTCGCACACAACAACCCCCGCCTGTTTGGCGATCGTAAATCCGGCGGCATCTGTCACCACCGAGATCACAAACTCATGCACAGCACCGCCGCCCGATCCGTCAGAGCCTGCCCGCACGCTTTCCGGCCCCAACGTCACGTATAACTCTGGCAAGCTGCCCGCTGGCTCCGCGTCAAATACCGCGCCGCCCACGAGCGCACTCAGGGTCGCGTCACCTGCCAGGGCGCCATATACTGCCACCTGCAAGGCGGCTGAAATTGCATAGGTCATCCCGCAACCTCCTCTATGGCAAAGCAGGTCAGATAGCGGGCATCGGTGTCATACTCAGCGACCCCCACAATCCGAAACACCCGCGCACCTTCGCGGAACCGTTGCTCCGGCTTGGGCCGCGCATCCGAGCCCACAGGCGCGCCGCGCACCACAATGCGGTAAGGCACCGTTGACACCGTCACTCCCGCCCCGAACCGCTCGCGCCCCGAGCCTGCTTTCACAAAAGCCCACAAATCGCCCAGCGGCATCCATGCCTCGGAATAGCCCCCCGCGCCATCGGCGACACGCACCGCATGTTCCAGCGTCAGCCGCCTGTTCAACTCCACACTCATGAGCGCGCGCCAAACACGCGAATGTTGCGGTATGGCTCCAGCAGCGACACGATGCCAAAGGGCATGGCTTTGAGCGAGCCGCTCACGTCATCACGGTTTTCGTAGAAATGCGCCCCCAGCAGCAGCACGGATTGCTGCAAGTCGGCAGGGATGTCGTCCCAGCTCGGGCCAAAGCCGGCCGTCATGGTTACGACACCTTCGCCGCCATTCGCAATAATAGGCAGGCAACTCCCCATCGCGAACAATCGTGGGCGGTGGGTGTCACGCTCAAGCCCATAAAGCTCTGCCGAAACTTCGCTCACCACGCCATCGGCACTGCGCAACGCGACGCTGGTGATCGACGTCACCGGAGCCACCGGAAGCGGCTGATGGCCGGGCTCCGCCCAACGGGGCAGTCGCCATTGCAACATTCGCTCAAACAGGATTTTGCCTGTCCGCGCTTCAATGGCGGCAAGCGTCGCCCGGAGGTAGCCATTCAAAAGGTCGTCTTGCAGGCTGTCATCGGCGAAGCCCGAGCCAAGGCGCAAATGCGACTTGAATGCGGCCAAAGGCAAGGCCTCGGCGGGGGTGGTGGTCAGATCAACCAGCTCCATGATCCATCTCCAAACGGTCAGTTTCAAAAGGTCGTAAGTCAGGAGTGCTGGGCGCGGTCCATCCGCGCCCAGCAGGATCGCTTAGGAAATCGCGAACTTCAGCAGTTTGATCGCCGCAAAGTCCGACACGTCGCCGCCCACGCGCTTGGTGGCATAAAACAGCACATGTGGCTTGGCCGAGAACGGGTCACGCAAGATGCGCAAGTCGGGGCGCTCCGCCACGGTGTAGCCCTTGGTGAAGTCGCCAAATGCGATCGCCGTGGTGCCCAAGGCAATGTCCGGCATGTCCTCGCCGATTAGCACCGGATAGCCCATCAGTCGCGCAGGCTCGCCCGCCGCCAAGCCGTCCGACCACAAGAAGCGGCCATCCGCGTCCTTCATCTTGCGCACGGCCCCTGCGGTCTTGGAGTTCATCACAAACGCCGCGTTGGCGCGGTAACGTGCGCCCAGCGAATAGACCAAATCGACAATGCTCTCGGCCGGAGTGCCCGCGGCAAAGTCGCCGTCCACGCCGGTCGCGATGTAGCCAATGTTGCCCCATGTCCAGAACGCGTCATCGACGGCCGTATGGGTCAGAAAACCTTTCGGCTTGTCCACGCCATCGCCCTTGATGAACGCCTCGGCCTCGGCCGCTGCGAACTTGTCCGCGATGCGGCCAGCCAGCCAGCCTTCCACGTCGAATGCCGCGTCATCCAGCAGGCGTTGCGACGCTTTAGGCAGTGCCGACAGCTCGTGCAGCGGTATCGAGATGCGATCAAACTGCGGCGTATCCGTTTCGGTCGCCGCCGCTTCCGTGGCCCAGCCAAAGCCCAGCTCGGTATGGTCTACCAGCACGTCGTAGGACGTCGCCTCCACATTCACCACATTGGCAATTGCACGCAGCGAGGCCGAGGATTTCAGCACCGTCGCCACCGTGTCCGAGGTCTGCGGGTCCACGAGATAGCCACCATCTGCGGCCACGGCAGTGGTCAGCCCTTTGGCCTCAACTTCGAGGCCGCGCAGACCATCGTCATCGCCACTTCGCAAGTAGGTCTGAAAGGCCTTTTGGTGAGGCACCTCGGCCTCAACGGCGGTAGACAATGCCGGACGTGCGGCACGGGCGAAATTTTTGCGATCCAGATGAGTCATACGGTCTTCCTGTGTTTGAAGTCGGGATTTAATGTCGGCCTGAAACTGGCCGAAATCATTCATAAATCCGGCCATCTCTTGGGCCAGATCAAAAGCCGGAGCCGTGCCATCAGGCGTGCGCCCTCCGGCCCGGGACTTTGTCTCGGGTTTGCTCATGTCATGTCCTGCATGTTGCTTCGTTTGGTGCTCAGCCTTCGCTGAGCGTGTGGCGCAAGGTGCGAAACACCCCCGCCAGATCCTGCGCCGTCTTTTTCAGCGCGAGGTCGTCGGCCTTGGCCCCCACCCGCGCCTGTTGGAGCATCGGGAAGGTCACCAATGACACCTCCCACAACTCCAGCTCTGCCAAGTGCCTCCGGCCTTTGGCATCCCGTTCGGCCTTCACCGTCCGGTATCCAATGGACAGCCCGTCAATAGCACCCGCCTCGATCAAGGCCGCTGCCTCGAAGCCCCGACGCGTCTCGGTCAGCAACCGCCCTTTAACGTACAATCCGCGCGCGTCCTCGCGCACCTCGTCCCAAACGCCAATTGGCTGGGCGGGATCATGCTGCCACAGTAGTTTCACGCCAGTGCCACTGGTGCGCAGCCGCTCCAGAGAGCCCGCATAGGCCCCCTTGGTCACCACATCGCCGCCCTGATCGACCTCGCCGAACACCGAGGCATAGCCCGCAATGGTGGCATTCGCCCCCAGCTCTACCTGATCCCCGATCTGGCAAAATTTGCGCTCTAGCTTTGGCCCGTAATATTCTGACATCATTAAATTATTCCCCAGTAGTTACGGCAAGAAGACGCCGGTCACAGTTTCCTTCAAAACGGCGGCGGCCACCCCGAAAATCGTCAGCCAGACCCGCTTTTCCAAACGCTCCAGCCGCGCCTCGATCTGCCCCAGCCGGTAGTCCAGCGCGGTCCAGCGTTCCGCCTGCACCCGCTCCAGTGCCTCCAGCTTCAGCATCGGGGCTAATTCCACCCCGCTCTGAAACGGCTCATACAGATAGCGCGACCCCCCGCCCTTATGCGGTCGACCCGTTTTACCATCCATCAGCTAGCCTCCGCAGGCAGCCCCAGCAGCACGCGTTTCTCGGCGGCACTCAGGAAGTCGGCATTGGCCACGCGCTTCCATTGCGCCTCACGCTCCACGCCCAGGGCGGGGATCTGGTCCAAATCGGCGCTCAGCGTGACCGCCTCACCCGACAACTCACCCAGCCAATGCGACACCGCACCCAGCACCTTGCCCGCCAGTGGCAGCACCGTCAGGCGGTAAAACGCACGGTTGGCTTCGGCATAATTCGCGTAGGTGGCGTCACCCGGTATCCCCAGCAGCATCGGCGGCACCCCGAAGGCCTGCGCAATCTCGCGCGCGGCGGCTTCCTTGGTCTTCTGGAACTCCATGTCCGAGGGTGAGAAACCCATCGGCTTCCAGTCCAAGCCCCCTTCCAGCAGCATCGGACGCCCCGCATTGCGCGCACCTTGGTGATGCGCCTCCATCTCGACCTGTAACCGCTCGAACTGGTCATTGGTCATCGACTGCTGACCGTCCCCGCCCTTGTAGACGATCGCCCCCGAGGGCCTTGCGGCATTGTCCAACAAAGCCTTCGACCAACGCGACGCGCTGTTATGCACGTCGATCGCTGACGCCGCCGCCTGCAAAGGCGAGAACCCGTAATGGTCATCTTGCGGATGAAAGCTGCGAATATGGCAGATCGGGGCCATATCCCCCGTCATGTCAAAGCGATGCTTGCGCCCGCTCACCGCGTATTCATACGCCGCAGGCCAGCCATCCGCCCCCGGCACCAAACTCATCCGCTCGGATCGCAGCACATGCAGCTCCACAGGCACCCCGTCGCCTAAACCCACGGCCTCTAGATACCCGTTCCCGGACAGCAGCAACTGGCCGTACAAAGCCTCTAGCATTTCGGCCCGACCCTGTGCCTGATTGGGTCGCGACATCAGCCCCAGCACCGGATGCGCCTCGAACCGCTGCGCGTCGTCTTGCAAGATCAGCGGCAGCGCGGCCGCCGCCTCCGCAATCATCTTCACCGAC